TATCGTTACTAATAAAGAGGTCGTTTTCAGCACGTTAAAGGCCATGGTCAGGCAAATATCGAGCGATCCGAAGAACGCCCACCTGTCAGGTATGCAGGTTCTAATAAAGGCAGACAAAGCGATATCCGGAGTTAAAGAGGCTTACGGACTGGCCCCGAAGAAAGAAGTTAAAAAGGACGTTAAGCCCGTTGAAAAGAAGGAAGTAAAGCCGTCTGCCAAAGATGAATTAAAAAAGGATGACGTGAAGACGTTATCCGGATTGCCGGCAGCCGGTACCGGGAATGTTGAAGACGCTTTCGCTCAGTTGGATAAGATGACCGGCGAAGCATACGAGAACGCGCTCGCTTCATTAAAACCGGAAGTAAGGGAAGCATACGAGAAGAGGGTGTAATGGGCTGTTTAATGAAAATGATCAGCAAGTCTGACGAATTGGTACTTCCATTGAGGGATTTCCCTCCGGAAGCAAAGGAAGTTTCCGTCATTTTGACAGACAAGGCAGGCGGCAGGGCCATGCTGAAGATCACCGCCCATAATTCTATACCGATTCAGCACTTTAAACAGGTCCTTAATTACGAAGAGGACGCGATTTATAAAACCTTAAGCGTTGGAGAAGAGCTTTTGTTTGATTTAAGAAATGCGCGGCACGATGGGAGCATATTTCTTTATCTCATAGAGAGGATGCGGGGGAAGGCTGTCTTTAAAATCACAGTGGAACGAGAAATTACAGTTCACCACGTAAAACAGCAAATAATAGGGCAATAAAGCCCTTAACATCGACCAGGACGGTCTAAACCAAAAGAAGGAGGTCATATGCAGACGATTATCGGATTGAATGACCCCAAAGCCGTCAAGAGGTACTCAGGTAACCTCGCGGTCGATGTGGGTCGGAAAGGGTACTTTACCCGTAAATTTATGGGCAAAGGGAAGGTCCCTACCCGCCCGATCTGGCAGTTGACGGATTTGGAGCAGGCAGCGGGAGAACAGATCAACTATGATTTGAGTATGCAGTTAAACATGCAGCCGATTGAAGGTGATGCAGAATTGCACGGCAAAGAAGAGGCGCTGGTCTTCTTTACGGACAATGTTTACATCGATCAGATGCGCGGCGGTGCGGATGCCGGCGGAAGAATGACGCGCAAGCGGACTCTTCACGACCTGCGCCAGATTGCAAAAGCGCGTTCGGTTGATTGGTGGGCGAGGGTGTTTGATGAAATTATCTTTATGTACCTGTCCGGTGCGCGAGGAACAAACACCGAATTTGTTTTCCCGACAACCTATTCGGGATTTGCCAATAACCCTTTAACTTCGCCGGATAGCAACCATATCGTTTACGGCGGCGTGGCAACGACAAAGGCTTCTCTTGCGACAACGGACACCATGTCCACGCTTCCGATCGATAAAGCGGTTGCTTATGCGAAGATGATGGGCGGCGGCGGGCCTGCTTATTCGGAAATCCCGCAGATCCAGAAGTGCAACGTTGACGGCAATGAAATTTTCCTGTGCGTGATGGACCCCTATCAGGAGTTCAATCTTCGCCGGAATACGACCACCAACGATTGGGCGGATATCCAGAAAGCGATAGCAACCGCAGTCGGACGCGAAAACGAGTTCTACAAAGGCGGCTTGGGAACATGGAACGGCGTAGTGCTCCACAGTCATCAAAACTGTATCCGGTTCACCGATTACGGCGGAGGCTCCAACGTTTCAGCAACCCGCGCTCTGTTTATGGGGCTTCAGGCGGGCGTCATTGCTTTTGGTTCGCCCGGCAAGGAACTGCGCTTCGGTTGGCATGAAGAGGAACGCGACAACGGCAACAAGGCCATTATTTCCACCCACGTAATTTGGGGCGCTAAGAAAGTTACCTATAACGGCAATGACTTCGGCGTAATGGCTATTGATACGGCGTCTGTAAAACCCTAACGGTGGAATGGGCTCCGCTATAACACATTAAAAAGGGAGGAATTTTAAATGAACACTTTGAAAATCGCTCCTGATCTTTACAGTAATGTGCCCAAAACTGCCATTTCCGGGGCGCGTAAAGATGTCAGGACAATCAGTTTGGCAACGACCGACTTGATCACTACGCAGTTAGTGGCTTTGGCGGTCCTGCCTGCAGGTCACATGCTGACGGATTTTGTGCTTGAATCCAATCAGCTTGATTCCAACGTAACAACCACGCTGACCGCCACGGTAGGTATTTTAAATACCTATTTCAATCAGGCATCCGCAACAGCGGCAAAGGCGGCGAATTATAACCCGACGACCAAAGACGCTGCCGGGAATAATGTTTATTCGGAATCTCCGGCAACGGACCAGAACACCGATACTCAGCCCGCCCTTGTTGCTAACCACAACATCATAACGGCTGATAATACCGTGGCCGCAGGTGGGCGCAAAGGTCCCACGCTGGCGTTTACCCGGTATATCGGCATTGACAAGGTGAATGACAGGATCATCGCCCTGCAATTCCCCTCGCTTCCGGCAACGGCCAAAGCGGGTAATGTGACGTTCATTGTCGGTATTGATTTCGCAAATTAACCCTTAACATGTGGATGGGCGGCTTCGGCCGCCTATCCTGCTTAATGAAAAAATCAGGAGGATATCACGATGGCAGGAGAGTTGGAGTGCTTGATAAGAAGGGTAGGTAATACCACGGTGGTCCTGGAAAAGACGATTTATACATTTAGGCCTATTCCGGGAACTAAATACAATCCTGAGACACTCAGGAATTATAACAAAAAGACAGGACAGGTTGATGTAACAACCAGAAGCGTTCCCGTAGAATCGACGTCAGTATGCGATGTGCAAAATCAGGAACACTACGATTATCTTCTGGCAACAGGGCAGTACCGGCCTTACGATCCTGCGAAAGCACAGTCAGAAGCGAACATTGAACGATCAAACCCCTTTGAGGGATATGCGATTGAAAAATATGAAGTCGGCAGCGTCCAGGGCTATTTGGCAGTAAATAAAAAGAAAAAGCCGTATTTGTACGCCGGCGCAGATGGTGTTTGGAAAGAAAAAGCAGGCGGGATGAATCCCTGGAAGACTGAAATTGAACTCTTCGCTTTCCTGAAAGAAGAAGTTTCCTCAGCCTCTAACGAAGGTTATGAAGGGCTTGAAAAAGAGATAAATGAAGTGGGCAAAACCGCCGGCCCGGAGACTAAAAAAGCAAAGAAATAGAGAGGGCTTATGCTGGTATCTGATTTATTAAAAGTGGTATTGCCGCGACTTGGCCGACAGGCTTCAGCAAGCGGCATAACTATTTATCAGGCGGCCAATTCCATTCAGTCGCTTATTTATAAAAACCTCTTGCGTAGTAAATCGGATTTAATAGCCAGCGGGGAACTCGATTTATATATACCGGCATTCGGACGATCCGCGACGTTGCCGTCAGACTTTGAAAGCATGGCCGAGCGTCCGAAATCCGTTGAGCAAACCGATGAATGGATGGCCGGGACTGTTCAAAGCTATGACAATGACACCGGAGAACTTGTTGTCAATGTTGCCACGTCAAGCGGGACAGATACTTTATCCGTTTGGTTTATAGCATTGGCCGGAGTGCCGGGAATGCCAGCCCAAAATATCGGGAATTCAACGTCAACTCTGACGGTCGGGACAGGCATTCAGACGATTACAACTCAGGCAGGGCTCAATCTTCTGCCAGGCTATTATGTAATTGTTTCTTCGGAGAATTCGCCGCCTAATTGGGAAGGACGAAAAAGGCTTCTACAGCCTAATTACTTGGGCGATGGCCAGGGCGAGCATACGGATGAATGGTGGATGAACTACTCTTATTGGGGAGAATCTTTTCAATATCCCACCGTCCGGCCTTCTACGTACAAGATCATCGGCAATACCATGATTATAAAACCGGAGTGTGTCGTTGATATTAACGTCACAGGTAAATACAATCAGAGGCTTGTTGATTTGACAATTCCCTCACAGGTAATTCCGTGGGATGGCCGTTTTGATGAAATTTTTAAAGAGGGCGTTATCCGGATAATTGCCAAAGGGACCGCTGTTGTTGAAGACGATTTAGGCTTTATGGCGCTTTTTAAAAGAGAATTTGATTCTGTAATGATAAGCCGGGGAAGATTGATCCCCACTCAATGTAGAACGGGATTAGATACGTTCATGTAAAAAGGAGTTTTTATGGACAGCAGTTTTGGAAGTGCTATAGCTGAAAGTATTGTCGCGGGTTTAATAATCCTTGTTATTGTCGTTTTCTGTTTGGGAGCATTGACGATGTGGGGATTGCCTCATTTATGGGCTTTCCTTAAACCAATAATTCACGCGGTGACAGCATAAGGGTGACTCATGAGTGACGATATAGTGACAGCAGACGGCGGGACTCCCGAAGGCGGGGAGCAATCGTTAAGCGGAGAAATAGGCGACATTCTGCTTGAAGTGCAGCAGCAGTTAAGGGATATCACCGGCGATACCTGGCCGCCGTCCGTCATGCTCATGTATATCAATCCGGTTATTTTAGAAATCGTCAAGTTGAAGCCAGAAGCCTATCCTGTACCAAGGGTATTACAATTAAATGCCGGTACGGAGCAAAGACTATCAGCGCTTGGAACGACTTTGGCGACAACCTTTATTGCCGCAATATCTATCCTGGATATTGTCTGTAACATGGGGACGACAGGATCCACGACAGGACTTTCTATCATCGGACTTGAAAAAAATGCGATAGATCATCTTGTCCCCGATTGGCAGACGTATGACGCCGATCCCGTTGTCGTCCATGGGATAAAAGACAGCAGAAACCCGTTGGTTTTTTATTCATTCCCGCCGCAGCCGGCAAGCAATCAAGGCTTTGTTAAATTTCTATTAAGCGAACCGCCGCCCGATATTACTGAGGATAACACGGACTTTCCCCTCGATCCTTCTTACAAGATAGCTTTTAAAAATGGCATGATATGGAAATGCTTGTCTGAAGAAACGAATCAGCAGGGAGCCTCACAGAAAGCTATAATGTATCGGCAAACGTTTTTACAGGATTTGGGATTGAAGTCTAACGTGGACGCGCAAAACAATGCAAAGGGTAAATAATGCTGATCAATGTCTCACAATTTGGCGGATTGATGCCCCGGATAATAGACCCCACTCTTTTGCCGGAAGGAAAATCTCAAGTCGCTAAGAATTGCCGTTTTGACCGCGGCGGCGTAACTGCCCTCGAAGAAAATCAGCTTATTCAGGAATTAACATTTAAACCGGCCTCTATTTATCGGAATATTGACGGCAAATTTTTTCTATTCAGTAACGACACGGATGTTGTAACTGCACCTTTGGCAAATGACACTTATGGGCGAGTGTATTTCACGGAAAACGGAGAGTTAAGAGTAACAGATCAATCTCTTTATAAATCCGGTTCTGGCCCTTTTCCTCAAAAATCTTACAATCCAAGTCCTTTGCCGCCCGCGTCAGCCCCTATTATCACGCCATTCCCAAGCAAAGAGGCTGTAACGAAACTGACGATAACAGATTCTAATTGCGGCGAGAGTAACGGAACGAGCTCGCTTATTTTTGCAGGCGGCGGCGGTACTGGTGCGATAGGTACCTACACCGTCTTGAATGGCGTTATAACGGACACAATATTGACGTCTGGCGGCTCTTATGTTGAAAATCCGACCGTTTCCACGCAAAGCGGCACCGGTTCAATCACGGCCTCCGGGATTAATGACCCTACGTTAATGGAAACCAGGGGATATATTTATACCCTGGTGAATGGCTACGGCTCAGAAGGTCCGCCTTCTCCCGTATCTGCATTGGTTGACGTTTGGGATGGCGATAAAGTTATCCTTTCCGGCATGGACACAACGGCGGGCTCCGATTACAACATAAAAACAAAGCGCATTTACCGGATAAATCAGAGTTCGACCGGCGCGGAATATCAGTTTTTAGATGAAATAGATATAGCCGCTGCCGATTACACAGACACAACTCTTGACGCTGATCTTGGAGAAGTTTTAGGCAGCGCGGAATGGGATGGAGCGCCTACGGGAATTCAGGGGCTTGTCGCTCTTCCAGACGGTTCTCTCGCCGGATTTTTCGGGAGTACGCTCTGCCGGTCAGTTCCTTATTATCCCCATGCATGGCCTGTATCTTATCAAAAGCCGGTAGATAAGCCTATTGTGGCCCTGGGCGCGTTCGGCACGACCATTGTTGTCTTGACGTCCGGAAAGCCGAAGCTGGCCGTAGGCAATGATCCTTCTAATGTTGTCATGGAAGATATGGATATTGGCTTTGCTTCGATGTCGAAACGCGGAACGGTTCAGGCCGGCGACACGGTTATT